CGACGCCGGATCCTCCGACGGCGATTCCGGTCGTGTTGTCGGTCTGCGCCTGGATTACCACGCGCTTGCACGAGGTCGATCCCGCGAGCGCGACGTCGGTTCCGGCGGTCGTGACCGTGGCCACCCCGTGCCCGATCCCCGTGATGTCGTGCCCGACCTTGCCGATGACGGACGTCCCCGCCGGGAGGCCGACGTTCGTGGCGAGGGTCACGCGCGGGACGGTCGCCCCGTCGACGCCGGTTCCCGCCGCGATTCCGGCCTGCCCGACGATGACGTTCACCTTCGCGCGGTCCGACTCGTCCCAGTCGTCCAGGACGGACAGGCTGGCCGCGATCGCGGCGCTGTTCGTCTCCGTGATCGCGCCGGACGTGACCGTCACGTCGTTGTTCGCGCCGAGGTTGACGAGCGCCCCGTCGGCGGAAGTGCCGGCGGCGCGGTCCCACGTGACCCCGTCCCAGACCATCCCCATCGCGGCGACGTTCGTGGTCGTCGGGTTGGCGAAGTTGTCGGTAAGCGACGCGGCGGCGGGAAGCTCCGTGTCCACGGCCCCCGTGATCGAGACGGTTCCGTCCACGGTAATGCTGCCTCCGTTGTCGTCCACGGAAACGACTCCCGTGCTGTCGCTGGCAATCGTCACTCGCAGCGCCGTCGCCTCGACGCCGCCGCCCACCACGCCGAGCGCGGCGTTCGTTACCGCTACCGACCCGGTCACGGTCACGTCGTTGTCAGCCCCCAGGTTGACCTTCAGGCCGTCCGTGGAATTGCCCGCGGCCCTGTCCCACGTGGCCCCGTCGTACCAGTGCGGAAACGCGCCCACCGACGTCACGGTAGGGTTGGCGGTGTTGTCCGCGAGCGCGGCGGCGGCGGAGAGTTCCGTGTCCACGCTGCCGGATACCGCGACCGTGCCGTCCACCGTGATAGACCCCCCGTTGTCGTCCACCGAGAGGACCCCCGTCGAGTCAGTCGCAATGGTAACGCGCATCGCCGTCGCCTCGGTTCCGCTTCCTACCACGCCGAGAGCGGCGTTCGTGACGGCGACGGTCCCGTCGACCGTGATGCTGCCGCCGTTGTCGTCGACGGACAGGACTCCCGTGGAGTCGCTTGCGACCGTGACCCTGAGCGCCGTGGCCTCGACTCCTCCTCCGACGACTCCGAGCGCGGCGTTCGTCACCGCGACGGATCCGGTCACGGTGACGTCGTTGTTTCCTCCCAAGTTTACCAAAAGTCCGTCCGCGGTGGTCCCGGGGACGGTGAGGAGGGTGTTGGCCGCTCCCTCCATGAGCATCGCGGTTCCCGTGATCGTCGCGTCCGTGTCGCCCTCCGTGTACTGGGTTCCGCCCCCGAACGTGTCGACGAACGAACCAGTGGATGACACGATCTGCGTGTACGCCGCGCCGTAGTTCGTGCCGCGTCGCGCGACGTTATCTCCGTCGGTCGTCGTCAGAGCGGCCGGGGTGTCCTGGCGAACGAGGATGCTGGCGTTGCCGACCGGATCGGCCGCGGCGGCCGCGTCCTCCGTGTACTGGGTCCCCCCGCCGAAGGTCGTGATCTGCGAGCCCGAGCCGTCGACTATGGATACGTCAAGGGCGGTCGCCGTTGCGAGCGACCTGGCCGACCCTGGGAATGCTTGCATTTGCGACATACCGCCTTTCTATTAGATGGAGGAAATAAGGTCCCGGACGCGCGTCTTCCGATCCTCGAACGCGGCTACCTTCGCCGCGAGCGCGTCCTTCTCGATGGTGACGACCTCCAGGGCCTCGCGCTGCGCGACCACGATGTCGGACAGCTTCGAGGAATCCGAGTCGATCTTGTCCCTCAGCAGGGACGACTCCTTCGCCAGCGACCGGGCGGCCTGTCCGGCCAGGTCGAGCTTGGATTCTGCCTCGGAGAGCGCGGAGGCGACGCCCGCCAGGTTGCGCTCGCACTCCTCCTTCTTGGATGTCAGGAGGGCCACGTCGGCCGAGAGATGCCCGAAGACGAGCTCAAGCCTCGCGTTCTCCTTGTAGGACTTGTCGCGGAACGCCTCCAGGCGGAGCTTTTCCTCCTGGAGCACCTCGACCTTCGCCTGCGCGACGAGGATCGGGTCGAGAAGGTCCTTGTCCATCGGCTGCTGGTGGGCCGGCTGTTCGATTGGCATATCGTTTCCGTTAGTGACCTATTAGGACTGCGTTCGCTCTACGAAGACGTAGCGGATGGATCCCGACGCGACGGCCACGGAGACCGGCCCCGTGTAGGCGATCCCGGCCGGGGACTCGTACTTTCCGCCGGTCCCGTTGTCGTTGCCGCTTCCCGCCGCGAGGACGTATGAGAAGTCCGTAATGGAGCCGGAGAGGCCCTCCTTCACGAACAGGTGGACGATACCGAGGTTCTGGAGCGAGTAGGACTGGCGCTGCTCCTTGGCGACCGAGGTGGCCGCGGTCGAGGAAATGCCGGAGTTGGTCGAGGTGTTCAGCTTTGTCGTGTGCATATTGACGGATTGCGTTGTTTATGGTTGGATAACGGGCAACTAATGGGACATATATGTGCATTATACCCCTCGTGCTGATAAGCGTTCTCATCTTCGGAATAAAGCCCACGATCTGCATCTTTCTGGTTCTGTGCGTGATCGAGGCGCTTACCTGATGCTGTCGAGGTTCGGCCGGCGCATGGCCAAGGCTCGTTCTCTGTGAGCATTCGGAACCAAGCTGTCAAGGAACGCCTCAATCGCGTTGAGCTTGTCCATGCCTCCGGGAGCCCCGAGCTGTCCTACGGTCTCCAGCGTCTTTCCTACCATCCCGAACCGCGACATCGCGCCCTCGGCCGCCCGCTGGACCTGTCCGCCGAGGCCGCCAGTCTGCGTCGTTCCGAGCAAGGCCTCGAGCTCGTCCGCGAATCGGATCAGGTCGTAAGGGTCGTCAAGGCCCTCGTATCCGACGTTCTTCGCCATCTCGATCAGCGCGTCGATCACCGTCTGCGGTCGGTCGGACGCGTTTCCAAGGACCCTTCTGGCCACCTCTCCCGCGCGGAGCGACTTTCCCGTGATGTCCTCGATGTTTCCCTTGTATTGGATCAGCTTCACGAAATCCTCCAAGGTCTGCCGCTTGGTCGCGTACTGCCGAGCGAGCTCGCCGTAGGACGGGTCGATTTCCGACAGCTTCTTGAGCAATAGCTCCCTGTACTTCGACGCGAGTCCTTGGGCACGCCCGCGCAGCGGCACTCCTGCGGCAGTGTTCGGATCGAACAGGTACTGTCGCAATCTGTCGACGTCTCCCGCGTCCATCGTGTTGTTCTTTCCTATGAAATTGTAAAGGTCTGACATGACTCCGGATATGTCGGACTCGACCGGAACGGCCGATGTCAGCTTCCCGTCGGCTCCTACTCGGAATCCCATTTCGTCCAGGTCGGACGCGATCGCGGACTGAATGTCCGCCGTGTCCACTGGAATGCCGCGGAGCTTGGTCTTGAGCGATCCGAGCGCCTTTCCGGTCTCCTTCAGGCTCTTGGAAAGGTGCGATGCCCTGTCGACGAGGGATTGTCCCGCCGCCTCGATCGGGCGCGAGCGCGAGCGGATATCCGTCATGGCCTCCTTCGCGGAGGCGATCATGTTTCGCATCCCTTTCCGCGTCTCGGGGGTCGCCGTCTTGATCCGCTCGATGACCTCCGACGCGACTCCGCTCCTGGAAGCCAGCTTCTCGGCCTCGGGAAGGACGGCGGTCGCGGCTTTTTCCTGTACGCCCCGCTCGATCTTCTGGGCGCCTCGCCTCAGCCATTCGGCTCCCCTTGCGACGACTTCCGGAGCCGCCTTCGCTATCGCCGGGGCCTCTGCCGTGGCTCGCGATCCGAACTTCAGCAGCGGCGAGATCGCGGCTCCCGCAGCTGGAGCGGCGGCCCCGATCGCGGTTCCGAACAAAGCTCCTCCGGTTCCTCCGAGCAGCGTCTTGCCCAGGATGCTCCCGGCGGTGGAAGTCGGGCTCTGCATCTCCTTTCCGCCCATCTGGGCGGCTCCTGCGGTAGCTCCTGTCTTCAATCCTTCGAAGGCACCCTTCTTGACCAATCCCCCGAAACCGAGCTTGGCGACGTTCTTCGCGCCCCCTCCGCCAACGAAGTAGGACCCGAGCTCAAGGCCGGTTCCGACGATGTCCTTCGCGGACTGTCCGAGCGAGGACATCTTTCCGGTCTCCTGCGAATAGCCGACGGGAGCGATCTTGCCCAGCACCCCGAAGTTCCGCCGCTTCCCGATGGAGGCGGCGGCGTCGGCGAGGAGCTTCCTCGTCTGATCCTTCGTCCCGAAGACGCCAGAAATACCGGCCGCGCCGAGGTTGGCGGTCGTCTCAAGGACGTTGGCGATCGAGGTCCCCGTCTTCAGGAACGGGGAGGCGATGTCCTTGGCAACGGAAGCCAAGAACCCTGGCTCCTTTTCCTTCGGAGCCTGTGCCGCTTGCGACGCCTTCTGCTTGGCGATCATCGCGTCGAGTTCCGCCTTTCGTTCGGGTGTGAGGGCCATATCTATGCGAATTCGCCGATTGAGAAATGATTCCTGTCGTCCGTGAGGTCGTTCTTGAACCCGTATTTCCTCATGTACGGCCCGGCCTTCTCCCAGTTCGCCACGTCCACGGCGTTCCCCGTCTCGTGAAACGACTTTCCCGGGGGCGCGGCCCGTCCGCCCTTGCCGGCCTTGAACCTCGCGTAAAGCTCGGCCTGGCGCTCGCGCGACCTCATGGCCTCGTTTACCTTTATGTGCTCCCCCGTGGCCGCGAAATAATCCTTGTCGGCCATTGCCAGCCGGTTCGAGATCGAGGAGGATACCGTCACTTTCCGTTCGCCGAGACTGATCGTCATGGGCGAGCCGTTTTCCGACGTGCTCAGGTCCCCGCTAAAAGCGTCCGGGTCGCCTCCCTGCTCGATGATGTACTGGCGATCCTCGTCGGTAAGTTCTTGCTGAGAGGACAGTGTCGCTTGTTCGAAACTATCGAAGTATTTCCTGATCTGATCCAGCTTATATTCGACTGTTGTCTGCGTGTCCAACCTCTCGGGAAGAAGCGCCGCGTATGTTAAAAGCTCGTCTGGCGTAACCGCGCCGCCGGACCTGAGGCGTCCGATCGCGTCCTTCAGGTTGAGCTCGGCAGCGGAGTACGTTCCTGACGCGACGAGCGGCCGTCCGAAGACTCCCTTGTTCGCGGTCAGCAATCCTTCCAGGATATCGAGCGAATCGCGGACCGACTGTACGACGGCCAGCGTCTTCTGCGCCTCGGCGGATGCTGGTTTCTTCGACGCGGCTATGTCCGACGGCGTGATTCCGAGAGCCGCTGCTTCTTCCTCCGTCGTGCCGTAAGGAACGCCCAGTGCGTTTGCTTCGGCCACGGAAAGGACGTCGCTTGCCGTCTCCGTCGCGTCGGCCTCGGCCTTCATTGTCGCCGCCGTCTTTCCGAGCTTCACGAGAATGGGATACCCATTCTCGTCGAGCGGGTTGTTCTTGTCCACCCAGTAGATATTCCCGTCGAACTCCACAGTGTCCCACTTCGAGTCCGGCTTGGAATCCGTCGGCAACTTGTCGATCGTCACGTTCGGCTTCTGCGTCACAGGGTCGAAGTACGTCTGCACGAGGTAGCCGTCCTTGATCTCGTACTTGGCGTTCGCCTCGGGGGTGTTCTGAGCCCAGATGGCGCGTGCCTCGAAATTGGTGTATCCGCTCGCGTCGAGCAGGGACGCGTAATCCTCCTCGGGAATGTCGTCGATCGACTGCCCCGCCTTGGCCACGTTGACGATGAAGTCGCCCGCGGCCTTCTTGTTGGCGGTCGCGACGGCCTCCTTCTCGGCGGAGGCCTTCTCCTCCTCGGACGCGTTCCACTCGCGCTCGGCGCGGAAGTTCTCGATCGCGCTCTGGTAGTAGCCCTGGGCGTCGATTTCCGCCTGCTGCATGAGGCCGGAGACCGCGGACGATCTCTTGGCGGCGGCGTCCTCCAGCACGCGGTTGTTCTCCGCCTGCTGCCTCTTTTCCATGGCCTGCTGGAACGGCGAGCCCGCGAGTCCCGCCGACACCGCGTAGGAGCTGGTGACGCCCATGAGCCCCTGTCCCTCGTCCCTGAGCCTGCGCCTGGTCGCCATGTACTCGGCCTGGGTCGCGTCGATCGCGTCCTGCGCGAGGTCGAGCTGCTCCTGGCGTATGGACTGGAGGGAGGGAGCCTCGGGCTGTCCGGACGCGGCCGCCTCCGCCCGTCCCGCCTCCGTCGCGCCGTAGGGCTTGTACTTCGGTGTCTCGGAAACGAGGACGGGCCGGTCCACGGTCGTCTCCGGGGCAATATACGTTGAAACTGGCGAGGGAGGAGGGACCTGCGCTTCGGGCGGAGGGACGTTTCCGCGCGTCGGGTCGTTCGCCTCCTCCATCGTGAGTCCTCTCTGCAATACCGACGATCCCCCGTATGTCGCGTCGGTCGCAAGCTGCGCCGGGGTGCGCGGGGCCGTGTTCTGCGCGGTTGCCTGCGAGCCTCCCGCGACGTTCGTGGAAATGCCGGCGGCACGCTCGATCCCGGCCTGCCGTTCCGCCGCCGCGCGTCGCCTTGCCGCCTGGTCGGCGGAAATGCCGGACGACGTCGGCGATGAAGTCTGAAAGGTCGGTGCGCTCTTCGAGGCCATGGCCTGGGACTGGGTCTGACCCTTCTTGTTCTTGGCCCACGAAGGCGTCGAGCCCGAAGAGGCGGCTGGCTTCGCCGCTGTCCTGGCCGCCTTCATTCCGATTTTTCCAGCCACCATATTTCTATCATTCTATCACTTAGTTGTTACCCTATCGCGTCATGCCCGTGGGAATGAAGTTGATCATGTAGACCGTGTCCGCCGTGGACGACGTTCCTCCCGCGCTCGTAAAGACGCTCCCCTGCATCATGTAAACCCTGTCGTTCACGAAGCACAGCCCCGTCAGGTCCGACGACCCGAGCGCGGACGGGATGGAAACCGTGTCCAGCGTCGTTCCCGCCGAGTTGAACCTTCTGATCACGCTTCCGTCAATGAAGATGTACCGGGAGTTCGTGTTGTCATAGATGAACCCCTTCGTGGTGTCCACGGCATTGTCCAGCGTGATGGTGTCGACGAACGTGATCGTCGTTCCCGATATGCCGGAATATCTCTTGACCGTCGTGGAGGAGTCCATCACGAGAAGGTACGAGTTCGTCGAGTCGTGTCCGAGGCGGGAGTCCCCGACCGGAGCCGTTCCCGATATCGTGGCTAGGGAGCTTGTCTTGTAGATGGTGGCGGCCTCCGACCTCCACTGGGACGAGCCAATGAGGATCGCCCCTCCGGACGTTGGCGCCGTAAGGTTGTCGACCGCTGAAAAATACGGGACAAGTGTCGTCGGCATATATCCGAACGACGTGAAGGCCGTGTTCGTACCGAACGTGGCGAACGCGAGCGTCGAGCTCGAACCCGCGTCCGAGAAGCCGGGAGCGCAGACGCCTCCGGAGGCGTTGGCGTCTGTTGTGCCGAACGCCGTCAAATGAAACGGGAGCACGAGGTTGGCGTGGGTATGCAGTGACGAGGCGTCGGTCGTCGATCCCGCGACGAGCGTCGTCGCCTGCGCCCCCGTCTGCGCCGTCGTGTCGAAGAACGTCTGCGCCTCGAACGCGGCGGCCGAGGTCATGCTCGTCCCAGGCGTGCTGTGCATGACAAAGCGCGTCCCGTCGTAGGTGACGGAGACGGGCATGGAGGCGATGATGTCGTTGGTCTCAAGGTTGGACAGGACGCCGTTCGCGTACTTCTTCACGTCCTTCGCTCCGAGCGCGTTGACGTTCAGCGTCGCGGCTCCCGTGTTCGCGGTGTTGGCCTTGAACACGAGCGACTGTCCCGCGGCGTAGGCCGTGAGGGCGGGCGACAGCGTGATCGCGTAGGTATCCGAGGCTCCCGCGTCCGCGGCGAAGTCCCACGAGCCGTTCTGCACGGCGGCCGCGTTCAGGTTCGGAGTGGCGACGAGCGACGCGCCCGTGGCTCCGAGGACGGTTCCGGCGATGTTCTCGGCGGACGTGGCGATCTCCACGATTCCCTTGGTGGTCGAGTTCGCGTCGGACGCTCCCGCGATGGAGACGGCGTTGACGTATGCGACGTTCGCCGCCTTGGTCGTCTCCCCGGCTCCCGGGGTCGAAAGCCCTGCGATCGAGGCGACTCCCGTCCAGGCGACCGAATTGAACGCGTCGTCGCCGTTCAGGAGGCGCTGCAGGTTGAGCTGCGAGACGTTCGTCACCTTCGCGGACGCGCCGCGGTCGTGCTCCAGCTTGCTCAAGGATACCTCGGTCCAGCCGTCGGCCCTTGAGAGGCCGCGGCGCGTGATCGTTCCCGCCGACCCCGCGAGGGTGACGACCATGTGCTCCTCGGAGGACGTCCCCTCGTCGAGCGTGAGCGAGTACGTCCCGGAGAGCGTCGTCCCGTCCGCGTCCGTGGAGCGGTCGAGCGTCAGCGTCGAGGCGGCGGCCGTGATCTTCGACGACAGGGACGTCTCGAAGTTCGCCAGGATCTTTGGAATCGTTACGGTTGCCATATTATGTGGTTCTGAAGCTCTTTAGGTTCTTCTGGCCGTATCCGGTCACGTCGTAGTATTCCAGCTCCGACACGCTCGCGTACCCGACGCCCGTCGCCTCGAACCGCAGCTTCGCCCTGTCGAACCTTCCCGACCTCACGCGGAACTCCCTCACGTAATTGTACGCCTCCGTCCCCGAGCTTCCGCCACCGATCTCCGACGATCCCACCATCGTCGAGCCGACGGACGTGGCGACGGACGCCACGTAGTCTCCAGTTCCGTCCACGCTGCCGAGCGAGGTGAACGCCCCGCCGTCGTAGGAGATGGACACGTCGATCGACTGCGCCGCGCCGATCTGCCCTTTCAGCGTCAGCCTCTTGAACTTCTTGATCTCGTCGAGTCCGACCTGGGACAGCTTTCCCTCCCAGTAGTTTCTCACGAGCGAGCCGTTCGCGGTATGCCCGGCGAACGCCTTGTAGACGTTGTTCGTCGCGCTGTCCCCCACCCAGAGCTCGCCGTCGTTGTCCGCCGCGCACGAGCCGTAGTATTCGAGGATGTCAAGCGACTTCCACAGTCGGTTGTAGGCGAACAGGCGGTTGTTGGACGTCGCCCCCGTCACCTTTCCGAAGAACAGCACGTAGTCGCCCCACTTGGTCGCCGCGGCCTCCGAGAAGTCGTAGCCGGAGAGGTCGAGCGAGAACGAGAAGTCCTGCGGGACGACCTCGGCGTTCGAGGCGTCGAGCGAGAGCAGGGAAAAGGTCGGCTTGGCCGGGTTGCTGTCGTCCACGAAGTAGATTCCCTCCCCGGCCTCGACCGAGGCGCGTATCGAGGACATTCCCACGTTCACGCGGTGGATGTTGTTGGTCACGGTCAGGTCGTCGTCGGATATGGAGAGGAGCCAGACCGCGTTGTCGTGGATGCAGTAGGCGTCCGACTTGTAGAAGGAGATGTCGCGGATGTCCCCTCCGGTCGGCTGGGGAAGAAAGAAGCCCTGGGTCGCCGTCCGCGTCGCGGAGAACGTGAAGTCCGCCAGCCCCTCCTCGGTGCTGTCCTCGAAGGAGTAGCCGGCGGACACGGCGGCCGTCGTCGCTATGTCGAACGTGACGGCATAGGCCCCTGTCGTGTAGTTGATCGTCCCCGTTCCGTCGCCGGTAAGCGCGCCGTTCCGGTCGTCTGAGACGGTCTGCGTCCCGTCCGTGATCGAGACGGCGAGGCAGGTGCGGAATCCCGTGACGTCCGCGAGCGTCCCCGAGTACGTCGTGCTTCCGAGCGCCCCGACCAGCTCTCCCATGCTGTACAGGGAATGGATGCCGGACTGCGAGCCCGAGGTGTTCACGGCCGACCCCCCGAGCGAGGTCGAGAACTGGAACGCGTTGGCGGTCAGGCCCGTCGAGATCACGTAGTACGCCGTTCCCGCCGTGACGCCCGTCGCGAGCGCCCCCGTGGTCGTGAACCGGATCACGTCGTTCGTCGTCAGCCCGTGGGACGTCTTCGTGACCACGCACGGCGACGCGATCGTCATCGTGCACGTCCCGACGAGCGCGTCCGCGGCGACGGCCGTGTAGACGACCGAGTTCTGCACGTCCTTGTAGGAGCCGTAGACGTAGTTGCGGTTGTTGGCGCGGTTCCAGAGGTAGAGCCTCCCCCCCTGGGACTTGATCAGCCCCTTGAAGTTCTCCGCCGCGTCGAACTGGTTCTCCGCGCTCCCGGGGTTCGCCATCATGATCTTGTAAAGCCCCGAGTTCGGCGACGACGCCCAGACCTGGTATCCGGCGAGCGAGACGTACTGCGTGAAGCTGACGTCCTCGCCGTCCGCGTCCGTCCCGAGCAGGTCGGTCGATATCTCCGTCCAGTCCGAGCCGGAGTAGTATTCCACCTTCTTGCCGCGCGAGCGCAGCGGAAGCTTCGTCCCGTCCACCTTCTCGCCGACGAAGAGGCCAGTGACCTTTCCGGTCCCGGACTGCTCCGTCCCGACGATTTGGTATCCGCCGGACAGCTCGATCTTGTCGCCCATCGTGAGCCAGTTGAGCGACGCCGACGCCGCGTTCTCCTCGATAGAAAAATCCTCCACGCTCGTCACGAGGCCCTTGTCGAAGTCCCTCACCTTGAACTCGCGCAGTGCCATAGATTAGAGGCTCGCCTTCGGGCTCGGGTTTCCGATCCTTCGGACCGCTCGGTCGGCCAGCTTGAGCTGGTCGTTCCAAGCCATCATGCGTCCGAGGCCGCGCTCGTACTGCGACGACCACCTGTCGTCCCACGAGCGTCCCTTCTCCCCCGCGTCCGACGCGTAATAGATCTCCGCCGCCTTGTAGGCGAGGAGGGCGTGGAAGCGCTCGGGAAACGACCATTCCGTCGAGATCGTCAGGTCGGCGGAATACTGCGTGTGGTAGAAGTACATCGTCTTGGCGGCGGAGTTCGTTCCCGTGAGGTAGACGTTCGCGGCGGCGAGGTCGATAAGATACCCGAACGAGGCGTTCTCGCGGGCCTGACGGTCCTCGAAGTCGTATTTCCTGTACGGGACGTAGGATCCGCCCTCCGTCATGGACAGCGGGAGCGCGAATCTCGTCGGCAGGACGCCGATCGCCGCCAGGTAGGACGCCCCGGCGGAAACCGAGTAGGACTGCTCGCGCTTGAGCTGCTCCCACGCCGCCATTCCCTCGATCTCGTCCTTCGCGTCGTTGATGATCTGGAGCGCGTAGTCCGAATCGAGTACGTCGTCCACCATCGATTCCACCTTAGCGATGAGCTCGGTTCCGGTCATATTTTTGGATAATTTGCTCATCCCCGTCCCGATCGGGGGACGGAGTCAGAAAACTATGTCGTGCCGGCGAACTTGAGCAGGTACTTCGGGATCGTCACCGTGTTGGCGAGCGTTCCCGTGGCGGTCGTGGTGACGCGGATGATGTCTCCCTCCGCGACGACGAGGTCGGCGGCGGTCGAGGTCAGCGTCAGCGAGCGGCTCGTGTTGGCCGTGATGGCGGATCCTCCCGTCGCCTTCGTCGTGTTCGCGTCGGTCGCGGCGATGACGGCGGCGGTTCCCGCGCCGGCCTGGCCGCGGTTGACCACGGTCCACGTGACGAAGTTCGTATTGCTGGTGGCGAGCGCGTCGACGGCGTTGACCGTGACGCCGGAGACGGTTCCGGCCGCGGGGGCGAGGACGTCGATGAACACGGCGCCCGTCGTTCCCTGCGTGGCCGTGACGACCTGGGATGACTTGACTCCGGCGGCGGAGGAGAGCTCCGTGCGGGAGATGGATCCGGCGGTCGCCTGGATGTCGCCGACGATCGCGCCGACGGAGTTGATGATGGTGACGCCGTTCTTCGTGAGCGCCGCCGTCCCGGCGAGCTCCACGTCTCGGTTGAATGTCTTCATACGATTGTCTCCTTAATCGGAGAGGGGGGGCGTCTCCGCCCCCCGCTTACCGTTTCTAATTAGACCCAGCTGGAGCTGTCGATCTTCACGTCCACGAGGGCCTGCTTGCCCTCGGTGAACGTCTTCTTGCCGTACAGGCAGCGCGGCTTCACGTACTTTCCGAACTGCATCGGGATGTCCGACACGGCGACGGAGATGTCCTTCTGCATCACCATGTCCACGGCGCCCTTCTGGCCGAACATCTGGTGCGAGATCTCAAGCGACCAGACGTCGGCGGCGGCCGTGAGCGTCTCGGACGTGACCACGTAGCCGTATCCCTCGGCGGCGAGCGCGACCGTGTTGGCCGTGAGGTCGGAGGTGGCGGTCATGCGGGCGAGCAGGCGCTGGTTGGCGCTGGAGAGCGCGACGCCGTTCGCGGTCGTCGTTCCCGGCGTGTTGATAATCGCGCTGAGGTTGGTGTTGGCGGTGTCGGCGGTGGCCCCGATGAGCACGTTGCCGGCGGTCGAGCCGAGAACCGTCTTGAACGTGAGGACCACGCCGTTGACCGTCACGGTGTCGCCGTCGGTCGGCTGCGTGGCGATCGTCAGGGTTCCCGTCCAGTAGCCGTTCGTGGTGGCGAAGCAGTCGAAGCCGAAGTAGCTCGACTTGTATCCGTTGGCTCCAACGAGGGCGCCGTCGACGGACTCGCGCCCGGCGAGCGAGTAGCCGAGCTGCTCGACCACGTACGGGGAAAGGTTGGCGAATCCCGCGCTGCCTCCCGGCTTCATGTTACCGGACTCGGGGCGGCCGTCGTAGGCTCCCACGAGGTCGATGTCGAGGAGCTGGAGCTTGCGCTGGGCGGCCGGGAAGAGCTTGAGCACGTTCGACGCGTCGAGCGTGATGCCCTGTCCTGCCGTTCCGCCGACGTCGCCGGCGTCCAGGTAGGACGTGGCGTTGGCCACCTCGGAGAGGTAGTCGGCGTCGACGTGCTTGCTGATCGCGCGCATCCCGTCCTTGGCGATGCGGTCCATGATCGAGGACTTGTGCTGGATCGCGTCGAAGTCGTCCACCGGGAGCAGGATCGCCGGGGTCTGGTCCACCGTGAGCGTC